GGGCCGTCCCGGCCACACGCCCTCGCTACACCACTAATCCCCACTCTACACACATGCCACATCTCAGCAAATGTTGCGTAATCTATCTATATCCTTGAAACATCAACATTAATCGCTGCACTAGCTTGACATAAGGGGAGTTCTGTAGTACTCTATATGTAGAGAGTGAGCACTTTGTCTAATACGCTCTCTATCTCTCACACATCATATACGTATAAGGAGATGAGGATGCACGGTATCATTAGTGATAACGACCATATCGCTCTCTATCTCGAACAGGCTAAAGCGTTAATAGACCGACCAGAGAAATGGTTACAGAATGGTTGGGAGGATGGACAGCGTAAGTGCATGATGCAAGCGATCAAGGAGGTCAGCCATTTCAACTCTACTCTATATCTCAAGCTCGCTTATGCTCTCACTGACGTTGAGGAGGAGCCTGAGTCTGTCGCCGTAGACTTCAACGATCATCGTACACACGACGATGTGATGAACTATTTCGACACTGCAATCGCTCGTGTGCGTTCGTTGAATACGTTGCGGAATAGCTTCTAATACGTACCGAAGGGACGCGGAATGCATACAACGTTTCACGTCCCTTCTTTAAAGGAGACTACAATGGGTAGATACATAATCTCTGTTGACTTCGCTAATGGTAGCAGCGATGTCAATCAGCAATTCCACACCTACACCGCCGCAATGGACTATGCCCGTGATGGTATAAGCTATAGCGGTGGTAGAGTGGCGCATGTCAGATTAATAGAGAGAAATAGTCACCGTCCTGATCAAGTTCTCTCCATTCGTGATCTATGGGATGCACGTTGGACAGATGAGAGTAAACGCGCAGGATTAAGGAACGCACCATGAAAGGAGAGGCTTACATATATAAGACAGATGGTAGTAGTGAACATCTCGATCACACAAGGATCACATATACATGACCAAAGCCAAAACCTATTACTACGAGGTGCATGGGATGGGCCAATTCCCCACCGACATGCTACGTTACGATCGGTGCAAGATCATCGACACCCGTGAGGAAGAGAACGACAAAGTGTACATCATCGAGGGCAAGCACCCACCGACCATAGGACGGTGGCTCTCTTTCATGTGGCATGTCAACCATGTCACGACAGTAGCAGCTAATCGTTATAATGGGTGATCGCGCTTTTATGGAGGCTCTCTAATGCGCGACACTTCTGTCGCTCCAGCTAATCACCGAAACAGATAATCACCGAGGACACTAAATGAGTTGGAAGTTGGAAGTACAAACCGACACTACAGGTAAGTGGTATAGTAATGCGTTAGTCTTCTCTACTAAGCAGGAGGCTGAATGGAGTGCTAAAGTGCTGGCTAATAACTGGCTAATCGTCCGTGATTGGCGCGTCGTAGAGAGTGATAAGCCTGTAAATGCTGTCTGCAATGAGTATGGTAAACATCAGATCTTCCCATTGGAGAAGTTACATGAAGGACAGCGAAGAGTTCTTTCGTAAGTTGGGCTTCGAGATAATCAAGATCGACCCCGGAGAGCATGTCAACTGCGATCTATGTAACGAGGAGTACATGGATAGCACTGAGACAGGAGGCTTTATGTTCGACTCGAACGCAGTATGTCCTAAATGCGCCCCTACGTTCGAGAAGGATGCTGCTCGCTTTAACGAGAGTGACCACATTCGCGAACGTGCTCGTAAGGGTGAGACGTTTAGAGATTTCGTATACAGAATGAGGGAACGATGACTAAGAAAGACTTCCAAGCACTCGCAACAGCTCTCTATGAAGCACGTATAACAGCGAAGGAGAGACAGAAACTTGCTAATATAATAGCGGCAGTATGTGCCGCTAATAATAAGGACTTCAACTTAGTGAAGTTCTACGAGGCTGCTGGTTGTAACATGACAATGAAGGAGGTTAAGTGATGGCTTATACAGATAAGAACTACAAGACGAAGAAGGCAATTAAAGATGACCTCGAGAAAGGTGTTAAGATCACTTGTCATCAGCCTAATGGTGATCTTACTGGTGTTAGTGCCCCCACTAACGGTCGCATTTTCCTTGAAGGCCCTCATTATCCTCAGCCTCATCGGTGGTATGCTGAGGGTGAGATGAAGGATGGCTATTTAGTGAAGATCAAGTAATGCGACTCACTATCCCGCCTAATACGCCACTATATTCGATAGACAGATTGCCTTATAGTTGGGCTAAATGGGCAATCTGGATATCCACTAATGGGGACGAACTGAAGCGCCCCCACGAAGAGCGCAACGGCACTTACTTACAATTAAATGAAGACGGAAGTATCGATAGAACGACTATATCAGGAGGTATTGTCGTCGATCTAATCGAAGTAATGCCAAAGGTGCAACATGCCAACGAGCAAGAAGAATGAGCTTACATATATAACACTCCGTGTTAAGCGCCCAATGTCCACTAGTGAGCTAAAGATGATCGGTGAGATCAAAGATTTAGCAACTAGGCAATGGGAGATAGAACGGCAATCACTGTTATTCGAAATTGCCGTACTCGCTGGTGATAAGTCGCGTGCCATACTGCTCTTACGGAAGATGTTGCGTTCTCCTAAGCTCATTATAGAGCTGCGTAATGGAGTGCCTAAGAATGTCGCGAAAATTCCGGCCACCAAATCAACTAAAAGACGTCTTTAAGTTTATACAGATAAGAGGAGATGATGACTGCTGGCTATGGACGGGCGGCTTAGTAGGTCGCGATAGTCGTCCATACTTCTCAGTAGATGGTCGCAAGCTACTAGCTTATCGTATCGTCTACGAATTGATGACCGGAGAGACGTTACCTTCGGGTACGTTTATAAGGCATCGATGCGATAACAAGATATGCTGTAATCCGCACCATATGGAGAAAGGCGGACACCAACAGAATATGGACGACATGAAGGAGAGACAAAGACACGGTATGCCTCATCATACAGTGAAGCATATTAAGAAAATGATCCTACAGAAGATACCTTATAGCACTATAGCTGAACGCTTTGGTGCTAGTAAAAGCCTAATCTCGGAGATAGCGAATGGTCGTGCCTATGCTCATGTCCATCTACAGGACGGTCGCTTTTCTGATCCTGTATATAGCGAAGATACGCTCGCGAAAGGAGTAACTAAGAGTGACTAGATGGCCCGGTCTCATCGAACTAACAGGATGGTTCGATATCTTCGGTATAGTACTCAATACACTATTCATAGGTATGACGGTGTTTTGTGTACTCGGTTCGGTTATACTTATCGGTTACATAGTCTATCCTATAGCCCAAGGTATTCTATGGTGTATAGGCTTTGAGTTATCAATAAGGAGAAAAGAGAATGGCTAATACGAGTAAGCTCTACCAATTCAAGGATAAAGATCCAATCATCGACATTCTGCGTACGTTGGTAGAAACTCGCGCTGAGTTAGAAGGAGTTACGCCACATAAAGTGCTTAAGATGCTCGAGGAGGAAACAAATGGAGAGATCAAGGCAGCAACACCCTATAGTTGGTTTAATGGACCGACTAAATATCCACGCTATGACACCGTGGCTCGCTTATATCTGGCAATGCGCTCGTATTCGAGGAGACCAATTAGCATTGGAGATACGGCAGCTAATCCGGTTGATATACTGGCTTCACATAGAAGGAAGGTGGCCTAATGAAGCAATGGTGGCGCGGTTACGACAGTGTAGGACCTTTCATACTCGCCTGTTCTGGCCTGTTGGCAGGTACTATCACTCTACTCGTATACATCATCACTCGGTAAGATACACTATTCTCCTCGCACTATTACCTTTAGTAGTGTGGCTACTAATACCTAGTCGCACTACTGAAGCGGAGATAGTAGAGAAACGTGTAAAGACGGAGACGATACGTCGAGAGGATATGAAGTTCGAAGATAGGTGGTTTCCTATCTACAACCCACCTAAATTAGTGAAGACAATACCAATCATGCAGGAGATAAAGAGCGATGACAATTCGGCGCGACCAGAAGTCGCTGGACGCGATGATGAAGGACAAACTACTAATGTCCGCAGCAATAGCGTTCGTCATACTAAGCCTCGTACTATTCGCTATGCGTATCGTGACATCTGTACTCGGCATAACATGAGGAGAGTCATAACGAACAATGGACGAAGTTGGCGTTGTAGAAGAGTCTGATCTACTTGTAATTGGTGATCACTTTAAACTTGGAGATGAAAGATGGCTAAAGCGAAGGTTATCCCTATCATCAAAGCTTCGCCAATCCAGGCGTTGGTAGATGAGCTAGGCGAACTGAACGAGCAACGGAAGAAACTGGAAACTCGAGAAGATCAGTTGAAGACACAACTGAAGACATTCGGCGCAGGTGTGTATGATGGGAAGGTGTTTGTAGCTATGTCTACAGATAAGACTCGTAGTTCGTATAAAGCCGAGCTATTGAGAATACATGTAACGGAGGAAGTTCTTAATAAGTGCTCCGTTACTTCTGCTTATCTAGAAATCAAGCTCCAACGGCGAAGTCCAACTTGACATAGCATTTTAAGTGTGCTATACTACTATCTTGATAAGTGAGATTGTGTCGTCTGAGTTGCTCTTGATGACACAAGGCGATGAGTGTGAACGTGAGACCCCACGGACTCATGCTCATCGCCACTCTTTATTCCTTATATGTATATGTAAAGTCCTACGTCATTTGTATGACCCTTGATAGTGCGTCCATCGTAGGCAAATCCCAAGACTAGGAGTACGCAGAATGGCAGTCTCTTCGATAGGCCGTCCTGTTGTCTATAAAGGCTTTGTAATTAACGTCGAACGAAAAGAGATAGATAAATATATCTTTACCATTAATCAAGTAGTCGAGATGAAGTTATCAGGGATAGCGCGCGATCTACCTGAGGCATTTGATAAGGCTAGAGCCATGATTGATAAGATAACAGAGGAACAATCACATGAATAACTTTATATGGCCCGACGACCTATCTACGATACCACCACAGCAGTATCGCTTATACCTTATACAGATAAGGGAAAAACGTGCGAAGATTGGTGATAAAATTGAACGCTTACGGCGGCTCACTGGTAAACTAACCGCCGGACTCGTAAGAGACAAGGTGGAGCGGGAGCTATTGAAATATAAGAAGTTGCTAGTTAAGGCCGACGAGCTATTGAATGAGGCTGAGAATAGGCTTAACAATGTGATCGGGCTACAAATCCAACTCGAAGATGACGCAGAAGCACCTCCGCGACCGAAGGGCGCACCAAATGACCTCAGCTCTAATCCTTAGACGTTTACTTATATGTTGGTGGCATGGTTGTGGTGGCTATATCGATTACGACAACAATGGTGTCTACTGGAGATGTAAACATTGTGAAAGGACAACGAGATGAAGATCAAAGCACATAACATAGAACAGATGTATAAAGAACAAGGTCCTGATCGCGCAAGTCTAGAGTGTATTGTCATTATAGTAGAGCACATAAGCGTAATGAACCAGCAGATGAATGAGCTTACCCAAACTGTGTCTAAATTGATGGATATGCTTGGAGCTACGGCGGCAGGGTATGGGGATTTAAGAAAACAGGTGGAACGTGTAGCGAGGAAGCATCATGAAGACGACCTCCCAGACAACATCTAACATCGTAGAGCGACTGCGCAAGGCTGCGGCCAATAGCCGTTTGCACCGTGGAGATGAAGACAGGATGCTCGAAGCCGCCGACGAGATCGAGCGGCTAACCGGGCTGTTCGACAAATGGCACACAATAGCTGCGGAACAGCGCGAAGAGATCAAACAATTAAAAGAGGAGAAGGGGAGTGGATGTAAAGCTTAGGCTCCAACGACTAAGAGTGAGATATGCTGCGTTAAATAGATTAGCTAGAGAGCAGCAACACGATATAGAGAGATTACGTGATGCGTTAAGGAGACTTGTAAATGATAGTATGTACAAAGATCATCCCGAAGCGTCGAAGTTCGCTGTTGATATATTAGAGGAGACAAGAGATGGAAGTAACGCTCAGGCTAGCTACAGAAGCCGACAAAGACTTAATGTGGATAGATCACACTAAAGGAAGTGCGATAAACACATGTCCTATGTGGGGCATGGTTCGTTACATAATGGGCAAAACTCCAACAGCAGAGGGCCGAAATCTGGCTTTAGAAACCGGATCGGTATGCCACGATGTATTTGCCGCCTCAAGATATGCTTCCTTATTTGACGGAGACTTCGGCGATCTTGCTCGACAATCTGCTGAGAAGCACTTCGGCCCAAGTAGATATAATCAAATGTACTCCGCTTACCAAGCTGCTGAGGGGAGCAACAGTCAACGAACGAATTTTGCTCTGGAAGCCATACATACCTCTTCCTACTACGATGATCCAAGGGATAAGCGTCGCACTCTACAAAACATCGAAGATGCATGTCGAATGTATCTTAACAATTACAACTATGAAGCATGGAAACCTTACGTTGACGAAGAAAGCGGATTCATTGGAATTGAAGTACCATTCGATCTCGTTGTCGAACATGATAGTGGACACTTTAGATTCGTGGGTAAAATCGACGCAATCATTAATAACGCAGTCACAGGAGAAATTGAAGTCCACGAAAATAAGACCGGAGCACGTATCAACGATGCGTGGGCCATGTCCTTCCACATGTCTCACCAAGTTACGGGCTACATCGTCGCAAGCAGGTTTATCATTCCACAAGGGAAAGGAGGAAATATCAATAGCTCTGTCGTGCATGGACTGCAAATCCCACTACCTCGTAACGTGGAAATTGGGGGAAATGTTACGGAGCGAGTTAGTAGAACCGACGAAAACTTCGAAAGATGGCTAGCATGGCTACTCGACACACATGCGACTATAAGTAAGTATAAGAAAGATATATATAATGCCCCTATGTACACACACTCGTGTAATAGGTACTTCCAATCTTGTATATTAATACCATTCTGTACTGCTTCTAGAGATGAACAAGAAATGCTCCTAAATGAAGAATTTAGGCTTGATATGTGGAACCCCCTAACGAAAGAGGAGACGTAAGATGACTACTAATAGTGATAAGTATAACACTCTGGAGACTGCACTCATTGATGCTATAGTTGCAATGAGAGAAGAGATTAGCGGTCTCGAAGATCCACCATCGTATTTGAACTTCAATATAGAGGTCGATGGTCGCGTTCTAGATGGTGATATTGAAGTTAAGTTTATTTTTGAAGGCGGTAATTACTCTCAAGTTACTAAAGGTGGTAACTTAGTGAATGTCGTCAATGAGTATCTGCGACGATATGGTTGGAATAAGCGAAATGACGCACTCTGCTTACCAAAGGTATATGATGATGAACGAAGACAGCATACTGACAATTAAAGGAGTACAGATCGGGCGGGCTTCAAGTGGGAGTGGCCGCTTCACTGCTCTTATATGGGGACCGTCTGGAGGCGGCAAGACCACACTAGCTTGCACGTCGCCCGGACGGAAGCTTATAATAAACTTCGATCCTGATGGACCTGATAGTGTCGCATATCGGAGTGATGTCGATGTTCTCGATTACTCCACTAGACCCTACGGAATTACGGAGACGTTTAAGAGCGAGACAGAACCGCTTGGACTTACTAAAGCTGCTCTTGAACGGTATGACACTATTATTGTTGATAGCATTACTAATGCTAGTGATAAGGCCCTTGATGCCGGTGTGGCTTCAAGTATGGTAAAGGGTAGTCATGTCGAGCGTCCTGCGCCCGGTAGCTATCCTTTCCTTCTTTC